AGTTAAGACAGGCTCTTTAGTAGTCCTGCGCTTACGCACCATCTTCTTTGGTTTGCGTTTAGTAGCCATATTGAAATTATGACTTACTTATGATAATGAACAGTTCATCGACACGCTGTTCTAATCTAGTTAATTGATCTTTCATACTAGAGCCACCATTAGGGCGTAACTCATTAAGCCAACCTTTAACTAAAAAACGTAATCCTATTAGCACGCCTGATAGCACGGCCATAACGCCAGCGCCAAAGCCAGCCCATTCCGCTGGACTCATTTTTTCGGAGTTGCATACCCGAATACACCTGCGAGTAGTGCCCAAAGAATTGCCCTATAGTCAACATCGAAATTAGATGCTGCCCATGCTGATAGAAATGCACCTAATGTAAGTACATATGGATTCTTCATATTCATATTTTTCCCCCTAGTAGTGGTATATCGAAAGGCTTAGAGTCTTTATCGCCTAACTTTGTAAAGCTAATGTGTATATGTTTTTTATGTGGGTTGATACCCCGGTATCTGCGCCACTTAAATCCAAACCTTTTTGATGCAATAAAGCCATTATGTATTACGTAAGATATGCGCTTATCGGTTTTAGCACAGACTCTGATCTGGTCAGCCAAATATATCGAGAGCTGCTCGGATGTATCCAGGCGAGAATCAATATCAATGGCTCGGACGATCCCAGATTTGTCTGGATTATGATCCGATTTGGTGGAGCTATGACGAGCATCGCCCACCCACCCATCACTGGTAGTGCGGCGATCTGGATACCAGGTATCAACCTGATCCCTTAACTGCACCCCAGCTGCGCATAATCTTGGTTTCATTAACTTAGAAGTAATTGTGCTTCTTCGGCTGTGATGCCTAGCTTGTCTAACAATGCAGCTTTGGCTTCTGCCTTAGCATTCTTATCAGCTTCTTCTTGTGCCTTCTGTGCTGCATACTCAGCAGCCATAGCCTCACGCTCTGCGATTTCTTCGGCTGTTAATGCAATCTCTTGCACCTCACCTGTTGAGCAATCTACTACGATTTTGTTAGTCATCATTTCTCCTTATGCGTTAGATATTCCATATAAATAAGCCGTGCTATATTGTGCGTAATTTCCTACGCTTGGTAACAAAGTAATTGCAGTAATCGCTGCGGTGTTACTCCATAAACTTGCACCAATTCCGAGGCTTACACCATTAGCAGCGTTTGTTTCCATTACGCCATCTGCGCTAACACTTTTATTGTTAGAACCTGCGTAATTAGGTATGTATATTTCTGAATTACCAAAAGAAGATGCAGTCAAACCTGAGTTATTAGTATAACCACCCCAAGCATAACTAATACTACCACCGCTAGGATCACTATATGCAACAGCATTAAAACCATACAAATTGCGCCAAGTATAATTATTACCTGAATCAGAATTAAATCTTAGATAATTTGGAAAACTTCCACTGTTATCACTTCTTGCCGATATTTTAACTACTAAATCTGTATATGTAGAAGGTATAGAAGTAAAAGTCATATTAGCCGCACCGCCAGACCCCACTGTTACAGATGAAATTAAAGTATATGTAGTTGCCATTATTCCGCCTTAATTCCGTATAGGGTGAAGGTTGAGCCTGTATCTATATTTCCAGAATCAGCAGCTAAAGTAATAGAAGTTATTGCAGCAGTGTTACGCCATAAACCTACCAACGCTTCTGCACCTGGTGAGTTGTTAGCGCTGGCTCTATTGGTACGACTAAGAAAAGTTTTATTAGTAGTCGTATTTGAATAGTTTTGTATATTAGTAATTGTTACTGTTTCTATTGCCGTATTAGGTGCAACAAAACCAGCAATATAAGATGAAGTTACATTAGAACCCCTAGTAGATAATGCGCTTGTACCATTACCATACAAAGTAGTATAAGAATAATTGCTACCTGTATCAGAATTAAATCTAATATTTATAGATGCACCTGCTGAAGTTACATCTACATTTGAAATCAAAACTAAATCAGTGTAACTACCACTAATTGTGCTAAAAGAAACTGTCGCCTGAGCACTACCCAAAGTAGTTGTCGCTATCATTTCATAGGTTGATGTCATTTAAGCACCTTTAATTCCGTATAGGGCGAAATGGGAATACTGGGCGGCTGTTGCTGTATTGTTAAAAGTAATGTCAATACGAGTTATTGCCGAGGTTGATAACCATAATGCAGAAGTAAAAGTAGCAAAGCCACTGCCATTATTATCTACTCCACCTAAAGCCCTAATTGTTTTATATTTATTTGTATTTGTATAATCTAAAATATCCACTACTGCACCGCCAAACTCTGAACCGCTGCCAGCATAATAAACTGCTTTTGCTAAGTTTGTGGATGTTGCAACGCCACCTGCGGCTGTAGTTGAACCATTTCCGTAAAGTTCGTGTCTTGCATAGTTTGTATTGGTTGTATCACTATTAAAACTTAAATTAGTAGTAATGATGCTTACGGCTGTGGTTTGTTTAGCAATAGTTCTTAATTGTAAATGAGTAAAGGTTTGCGGAATAGAAGTGAAACTAATGGTAGAACTTCCACCTGCACCAACAGTAACAGTAGCAATAGATTCATAACTGTTTGCTACGCCACCTGCGCTTAAACTACCAAGGATTGTATTAAGCAATTCCGCCTACCACATACCATGTATTAGCAGCTGTTTTAATGCAAACGGCTGTCTTATATTGTGCAAGGGTTGGAGATGCTGCAACTGCGCCAGCACTTAACACTGTAGTAGTGCCTGGTGTTACTGCGCTAATTGTGCAAAGACCAACACCGATATTTAGTACTGTTATTGCAGTACCTACTGGAAATGCTACGGATGCATCTGTTGGAATCTTGAAGGCTATAGCAGTTGCCTTATTCATTACTTCTAATACTTGATACTGATCTGCTAATACAGCTGTGTAATCTGTAGTGTTGGCAGTACCTACTGTAAAGGCAACTAGTGAATTATAACTAGCAGCTGTTAATACATCACCCGTTGCGGCTGGTAAACCTGTTGGCATTTCTACTCCTTAATAAGATAAAACGTTTTGTCCTAAGACCCCGTAATCTACGTTGCCTATTATAAACCCATCAATCACACTTTCGAGCGTCTGAAAGGTAGTTTTCCAACTATTCGGGGTTATATTCATCCTTACCCCAAAAATCTGTAAAGTCTTTTGTAAAGTTGATCCACCAGGCTGGGTGGTTTTAACTGTGATTGGATCAAAGAAATCTAGGTCTAAGGCGGCTACTATGCCTGAATTGTAGCTAGGCGTGTATAGGTCTAAGACTATGGCATCCACTCGTATAGTGGTTTCTTGCCTAGAGGCGACATAAGCCCTGGCATAATCTAGGGCTACGGCATCTGATTCCATTAGTAGATTATCTAAGAAGTAACTATGCAAAAAGTATTTATCTATGCTGGCTTGATTTAGGGCTACCTGTGGACTACCACCAGCTCTAGTGATTGTCGCCTTATTAAACACCAATACGTCATTTAATATCCAGGTTGCATCAAAGTAAGATATACCAGATCCATCATCTGCAAACACTGTAGGTGTGCCACCAATAGATCCAGCCGTTACACCTCTATCTTGAAATACAAAGTTATTATCGGCACTGACATAGATAGCGCCATATTCAGAATTGGCTACTGTAAATAGAGCTTGTAATGCTGTGCGGTTAGTGCCTGGATCTGCCTGTAATGTAGTAAGACCTGCATCAATATCACGCTGGGATGTTGGCCATGAAATCTGATCTAATATATCGTCAATACGTGCACCAGATAATTGACCTGCACTAGTGCCAGCCACTGTGCTTATCTGGGCTAATTGGGCTAATCTAAAAGCATCTACAGCTTGTATAGTAGTTATTGCTACACCTTCGCCGTCATCTGGATAGGTAGTAACATAACTTGTAATGTATCCTGCAAATATAGGATAAGTTACTGATCCATAGGTAGCAGTAATCTGTACCTTTTTCATAGGTGTTAATAAATTGTAATAAGGCCCAGATACATTCTGTGGGTTAAAATC